AAATACTACACGTGCTCACTTGACACGTACATACTTCAAGCTTAGAAAAGATTTAGAAGAGGTAGAAACTCAACTTAAAGGATAAGTATGAAAGATAAACAAACTGAGGGGATAGCTCAGGTTATCCCCATAGAACAGTATTATAATGATATATCAAGAATCATTGATGATGCTGAATGGATGGGTGAGGATGACGTAGTAGAGTTATACTTGCCTGAGAAGGAACAAATAAAAAGACAGATGGATGATGGTGACTTATGGTATCCTAACTTCTAATAGTACCCTGTCTAACGACAGCCCTATTTTACCAACATTTTCTGATTTGTCAAGGAGAAAATATGACTAAAGCATTTGACGTAAAGAACCAAGCGATAGTAAGAGACTTATCTAAGAGACTAAACTTGGAAGTAGGTATGAGCACAAGCATAGCTGTCGAACAAGCTATGACTTATCTAAAGGAAGCAATGCAAAAAAGAAATGTTGACAGTGTTAAAGGTGCTGAGTTTCTCAGGCATTGGCTTAGTGACTTCCAAGATGAAGAGCTTGAATACTTCGAGCTTCGAGTAGACTTAGGAAATCAAGTAAAGTGTATTGACACAAGGAAGGAACAACAATGAAAGATTTTATTACTGAGGATAGGAGTCCTGCAAGAATATTCAGGAACCCTTATCATAACTTTGATGCTGAGACTTGGAGTGCTTTAAGTTCAGCCAATGCCTTGTTGCTACACTGGTTTATCCTATGGATAGACAAGTACGAGTGGCATCAAGGAGATTCGCCAACAATACAAGAGTACATGGCTGATGAGTACGAGAGAAGTGCAGGTAGTCAGCCTCATAAAATGGCAGGAGAAGTGGATTGCTTTGGTGACTACACACACGAAGGTGACGATGATCTAGCGGCTTACTTCATTATCAAGATAAAGATTGGCGATCAGAAAAGACTAGCATACATATACCCATATGCTATCGTTGCTATGCCTAAAGCTGACGGTGGGTATACTGTAGTGAGGATGGACTGATGTATAACCCAGATGAATTAGATGAACTACCGCTAAGTGATTACGAGAAGGGATACTTGACTGCTGTTTATGAATGTTTAGCACAAGTAGAGGCTACAGAATACCTTGATGAATACCCACAAGAAAACTTTTGGTATCAAGTAGTTGTAGATGACAGGACTTTTGACCTTGGTATATGGCTTTCAAATGAGAATGATACTACTTCTGATAAAGTATGCGAGGTCTATGAATGTAGGGAAATCATAGATGATATGGGTATTCCCTCTGGCGAATATAGTACTGACACATCACTTGGATATTATTTGAAGGAGGCAACATGAGACTATACAAGAACAGCAACGGAGTGTGGGCAGGAACACAAGCTGACGCACGTAAGTATTGTGGCAAGGACTACACCACTGTAGATGTACCGACTGACAAGCCTAACCTGTTAGGGTTTCTCAACCTCAATCAGGTAGGTAGTCTAAGCAGTAGTCCTACCTTGGAAGAGGTAAGAACTGGTGAACCTACCACCAGTGCAATGTCATGGTTCAGGTGGAGTTATGACTGTATGTGCAGAGGAGAATACGATGATGCGAAGGAACATCTAGCCAAAGCATTAACGATGTCAAAGAAGGAGAAGGTTGAATGACAGAGAAAGAACTGCTAGATATGCTGAGAGAAGCAGTCAAGGACAAGCCAGTTGACTGGGTACTTGAGGACATAGAGGACGAGCATAATTATTACTTTAGATTTATATTGAAGGAGACTGATGATGCAGATTGATGACGATACAAGACTTGAGATAAGACAGATCGTAGTAGATTTGTTTAAAGAAGTGCTTGAAGGTAATCTACAAACTAATCAAGAGATACAGTTAGAGGATTGCTTACAAGATATTATGTCTAATAAGATAGACAACTATGAAGTAAATGTTTATGGTACATCACTAAGGGAGAGATGATATGGAAATAATTATAGACGCACCAAACATAGAAGACGCAGAGATGATGGCACGAGCCATTCAAGAACAGACAGGAATAAAAAGAGATTTAATAAAGCTTGACATTGATGATACTTCTGTGGTAGAAGAAAATCAAAGGAGTGATTTGTTAGATGAATTGGAAGAATAAAGAAGAGGACAACCACTACGTAGGTAAGGAGCCATGCCCTGAGTGTGGCTCTAAAGATAACCTAGCAAGATATTCTGATGGTCATGGTTGGTGCTTCGGCTGTAACTACAGGGAACCACCAACAGATCAAGAGGTAGTCGAACCTATTGCTGAGGTTGTAAACCTAGAGAAGATGACAGCAGTGTACAGAGCAATGAGGGGTATACAAGACAGCACCTTCAGGTTCTTTAACTGTCACACTTACTTGGATTCAGAGGGTGTAGAGAAATACCAGAACTACATCTACCCTTCTGGTGGTGTAAAGACTAGGTACTTCCCCAAAGATTTTTCTGCAAAAAATTTTAAGGCAGATGAATTGTTTGGTATGAACCTATGGAATGCAGGATCAGGTAAGAAGGTAACGATAACAGAAGGTGAGCTAGATGCTATGTCTGCATGGCAGATGTGTAACAGCACAAAGTATCCTTCAGCATTCGTATCCTTACCGTCATCTAATCCATCAAGAAAACTGTGGGCTAACGTAAGTAAATGGTTGGATAGTTTTGACCAGATAATACTTTCGATAGAACATGACGAGCAAGGTAATGCTGTTGCCCAACGCATAGCTAACCTGTTTCCTAACAAGGTCTATCGTGTACAGCATGACAAGTACAAGGATGCTAATGAGTTCTTGCAAGCAGGGGCTAAGTCAGAGTTCTACAACGCTTGGCTACACGCAAAAAAGTACACACCTGAGAATGTGCTCAACACACCTGACCAGTTTCTCAAGCTGTACAACACAACAGAGAACCATGTCTACGTACCAACAGGTATATCAGACTTCGATGATCTGTGCATGGGGTTGATGCAAGGACACTTCACCCTGTTCAAGGCACAGACAGGGATAGGTAAGACAGAGTTTATGAGATACTTAGAGTTCTACATACTAAAGAACTACCCTGACATACCTATTGCCGCTTGGCATATGGAAGAGACTAAGCTTCGTTCATTGCTAGGGCTTGTGTCGTATGACCTGAAGACAAACGTAACACGCAAGGACTTGATTGAAGAGAAGGATATGCACGACAAGGTTGAGAAGAGTATCACCAACCTGACAAAGAACGAAAAGTTTTTTCAATTCTTTTTGAATGATGAGGATGATCCTCTTGACATTCTGTCTCATATAAGGTATCTGTCTCAGGCGTGTGGTGTTCGATACATATTCTTCGAACCCATACAAGACATAGCAGCCAACACTGGTGGTGATGAGGGCAAGGAACAATTCCTAGCTGACCTGTCAGTGAGACTATCTAAACTTGCTGCTGAATTAGGAGTAGGTATAATTACTATAGGACATACAAACGATGACGGTCAGGTCAAGTACTGTCGTATGATTGAGCAACGTGCCTCAGTTGTAGTCGAGTTACAGAGAGACAAGATGTCTGAGGATGTAGATGACAGGAACACAACCAAGCTATTGGTTACAAAGAACAGGCCAGTTGGTCCGACAGGATATGCAGGTCAGTTGAAGTTCAACCCAGATAGCTTTACACTAGGAGAAAAGTATGGAGAGTATTGATCCCTTCGCTATCTTTGCAGCAGTGGTGTACTTCTTTGGATGCTTCTTGTATTACGTTCACGTTAAGACAATACTGTATCTATTGGAAAAAGAACACGAAATGAACAGAACAAAAATACTAGGTGATAGTATCTTCTGGGTTTTCAATGTTCTTATGTTGATGTGGATAGAGTTTACAGGAGAAGATGATGCTGCGTAGAGTTGCAATGGACATAGAAACTGATGCGATTGACGCTACTAAAATCTGGGTTGTCTGTGCTGAAGAAATAAATACAGGACAGAAGTTTGAGTTCTGTAACCTAACAACAATCAAAGAAGAAAGGGATCGCTTTGTTGAGTACTGTAGAGATGTTGACCAGTTTATTTTCCATAATGGTATTGGTTTCGATGTACCAATAATCAACAGATTGATAGGACATACCATTGATTTAGATAAAGTTCTTGATACACTGGTTGTTTCTAGGCTGTTTGACTACGGTATCAAGGGTGGTCACAGCCTCAAGGCTTGGGGTATGAGGCTAGGAGACTACAAGCTAGACTTCAAAGACTTCTCTAAGTTATCAGAGGAGATGATTGAGTACTGTCACAAGGATGTTACAGTTACAGTGCAGTTGTTTAACAAGTTAAAAGAGGTTATTCTGTCTGAACAGTGGCAGGATTCTTTACGTTGTGAACATGACATACAGATACTATGTGAACAGATGAAGGACAACGGCTTCTATTTTAACAAACAGAAAGCAGAGGATATACTAGATGAAGTACATCAACGGATGGCCTATCTTGAAAATACCTTCCAAGAAGACTTCCCACCTAAGCTTGAGGAAGTCAATCGTATCAAGTACAGAAGGAAAGCAGACGGTTCACTATACACTAGTGTCTCGAAAGCCCAACACCATTACGCAAAAACAGAAGTTGTGTACAGTGATGACGGTGCAGAGCTAGTATGCTACGACTTCATAGACTTCAACCCTGCCTCACCAAAGATGAGAATAGATAGGCTATGGGATGCAGGTTGGAAACCAATAGAGAAAACAAAAGGGCATACAGAATATGAAAGAGAACAAAGATCGTGGGGCTAAGTTCGCCAAGTACGGATGGACTTTATCCGAGGCTAACTTAAATACTCTACCAGATACAGCCCCTGAGGGTGGCAAACGTCTAGCAGAGTGGTTGACCCTTGAAGGTAGGAGATCGTCACTTGTTGAGTGGCTTGGTCACTGTGGTGATGACTCACGTATACATGGTAGCTTCACACATATTGGAGCGTGGACAGGTAGGATGGCACACAGAAATCCTAACCAAGCTAACATCCCTGCACAGTTTCATGGTACAGCTAAGACTGCTGTTGAGAAAGTTAAGGACAGGTACGATGGTCAGATGCGTGAGCTATGGTGTGTACCTAAAGGTTGTTACTTGGTAGGTACAGATGCTGAGGGTATTCAGTTACGTGTGCTTGCACACCTGATGAAGTCAGAGGAATATGTACACGCTATCGTGTCAGGTAAGAAGGAAGACGAGACAGACATACACAACCTCAATCGTAAGGCTCTAGGTATGTCACACGTAACGAGAGACATGGCTAAGACTTTTATCTATGCGTTCCTACTTGGAGCAGGTAATGCCAAGGTAGCAAAGATACTCAAGGTCAATCAGAAAGAAGCAACTCAAGCAGTTGAGAACTTTATGCAATCAATTCAAGGTCTTGCTAACTTAAAGAAGAAAGTCATACCACACATAGCAAAGCGTGGTTGGTTCAAGGGTCTTGATGGACGTAGGGTTGTAGTACCCTCAGAACATAAGACACTGGCAGGTATGCTTCAGAATGGTGAGTCAACAATAATGAAACACGCAGCACTTGACTGGGTACACAAAGCCAAGAGACAATGGATAGACTTCAAGCTAGTCACTTGGCCTCACGATGAATGGCAAACAGAAGTGAGAGGACAGATGAAAGATGCTGAGTTACTAGGTGACATACAAAGACAATCTATTGTTGACATCGGTAAAAAACTTGCTATAATGTGCCCACTAGCAGGATCGACAGACATAGGATACAACTGGAAGGATACTCATTGATAGGAATTTTACTTTTAGCATTGTCACCTGTAATTTATGTCTTGACAATCGAGTTATTAGTTGTTATGTTCAACCATATTGCAAACCAAGAAAAGGAGTAAAGCATTGGCTGATAAACCAAAAACCAAATGGGGTGAGTATAATGGACAGTTATACTACGCTCGTATCTTCAAAGATAACATGGACGATTCGGACTACCATGACAAAACTCAAGGTCAGTTCAACGTAGTCTTTGTTCCTGATGAAGATGAATCAATAAGTGATATGTTGTCCAAGGGTTTTCCTGAAACATCTATGGGTAACAAGATGATCAAACCTATTGATGCTGCTGAAGGACGTATGGGTATGAAACTCAAACGTCCTAACGTACACCCATCTGGTATTGATGACTTCGGTGGTGCACCTAAGGTAACTCATGGCCTAACTAACAAGGCTTGGGATTACATCGAAGACGGTGCTCTAGGTAATGGCACTAAAGCACGTGTCAAGATTTCTATCTACGGTGAGGGATCAACAGCCTCAGTTAGATTAGAAAAGGTTGGTATCATCGAACACGTACCGTTTGAAGAGATTGCTGCTGCGGAAGATCGTTGGTAGTTTTGTCCCCCCCCTAACTGGCAGGGCTTCGGCCCTGTCTTTTTTATAGAGTGTGTCCAATGATCAGACCTATGACAGATGATGAACGGCAACGTGCAATAGAAAAACAAAAAGCAAACACAGGAAAAAAGTGTGTAAGTTGTGGTGGTCCTGCTTTTAAGGATGACTGGTGTAGCTTCTGCTTAGAGGAAGAGTAATGAAACAAGTACTGATTGATGGTGATCCTTTTGCTTATCAGGCTGCAGCTTCTTGTGAAGAAGAAGAGAGTGAAGCAGCTAACGAAAAGCTTGATGAACTGCTTGAGAAAAGCATAGAGGCTGTACTGTGGTCACCAAAAGAAGAACAGTATCAGGTTTTTCTGACAGGTAAAAGTAATTTTAGATACGGCATAGCTGTAACTCACGGCTACAAAGCTAACAGAAAAGGTGCAGAGAAACCCAAGCATCTTGCTTCTGTTAGAGATTACATGATTAAATACTGGGATGCCATTGTGTCTGAGGGAGAGGAAGCAGATGACCTTATAGGTATCTGGTCTACTCAACGAGGTAAAGATGCTATAGTTATATCTGTAGACAAAGACATGATGCAGCTACCATGTGACCACTACAACCCTCGTAACGGTGTATACAAAACTGTGTCAGACTTTGATGGCATAAAGTTTTTCTATACTCAGGTTTTGACTGGTGATTCAGCAGACAACATCAAGGGTATCTATGGCGTTGGTCCTAAGAAAGCTTCTAAGATATTAGAAGACTGTAAGACAGAACAAGATATGTACGAGGAATGTGTCAGGGCTTACGGTGGTGATGAAGAAAGAGTAATAGAAAACGGTAGACTACTTTGGCTACGTAGAGAAGAAGAACAGATATGGCAACCACCCAAGTTCACAGATTCAGATCAGGACTAGAAGAACGTAACGCCAAGTACCTGCAAAAGAAACGTGTCAAGTTTGAGTACGAGACACTGAAGATTAAGTGGCAGGACTTACGTTTCAAAACCTATACACCTGACTTCATACTACCCAACGGTATCATAATAGAAACCAAGGGTAGGTTTACTTTACCAGATAGAAACAAACATCTAAATGTAAAGAAACAATATCCACATCTTGACATTAGATTTGTTTTTAGTAATCCTTACCAGAGATTAAACAAAGGAGCTAAGTCTACTTATGCTGACTGGTGTGACTATCACGGTTTTATATTTGCTAAGGAAATAATACCTCACGATTGGATAAAAGAAAGAAAGAGAAAATGACAGTTAAAGTACATCACTATCTAGACGGTCCTATAGATCACGGAGACAAGTGGGCTTTGATATGTATGGTTGAAGAAAAAGGTTTAGTCTTTGATGACGAGATATACTTCAAAGATTTTAATGATGCTTATAACTTTATGAATAAGTTGAAGCAATCAACAACACCTATCCTTCACGAAAAAGAAACTTCCCTTTGGATACATTAAGGCTTGACAATGTTTGACTTTGAAAGTAAAATTAACGCTCTTGTTGAGAACTACGGTCTCTCTTTAATACTAGAACAAAAAGAAATATCTGAGTTCCATGTCATCAAACTACTGGTAGAGAATGACTTGATAGACTTAGATGATTATATTAATTTGGACAATGAATACAAAGCTTGGAAGGAACAGGAAGAGTGATTACACTAGACGATATAAACGCATTTCAGTACTACAATCAAGACCCTCTTGACATGGACAAGTACCAACAACAAGCTGCAACAACAGCTATCTATGACAAGAAACACGCAATCATTTATCCTGCGTTGGGTCTAGCTGCTGAAGCAGGAGAGGTAGCAAACAAAGTCAAGAAGATTATGAGAGATGGTAAGCTTGATCGTGAGGCTATAGCTGACGAGATAGGTGACTGTCTGTGGTACATAGCTGCACTATGCAGAGACCTGAATGTTGACATGGAGAACGTAGCTTATAGTAACCTAGAGAAGTTACATGGCAGACAGAAGCGAGGAACACTACGAGGGAATGGGGATAAGAGATGAACAACTACTTACCAACTGATTACCAAGCATTCATACATACATCACGTTATGCAAGATGGTTGGATAAAGAACAACGCAGAGAGACTTGGGCTGAGACTGTTGACAGATACATGACCAATGTAGTTATACCTGTTATGGGTAAAGACAGTTTTGTCAGTCAAATAGAAGAAGCAATACTTAACCTAGAAGTCATGCCTAGTATGAGAGCTATGATGACAGCAGGTAAGGCTTTGGATAGAGACAACACCTCAGGTTACAACTGCAGCTACTTACCTGTCGATGACCCTAAGTCTTTTGATGAGGCTATGTTTATTCTGTTGTGTGGCACTGGTGTAGGCTTCTCAGTTGAGCGTCAGTATGTACAGAAGCTACCTGATGTACCTGAGCTATACGAGAGCGACACTAAGATCATAGTCAAGGACAGTAAAGAAGGTTGGGCTAAGGCTTTCAGACAGTTGCTTGCTTTACTGTGGGCAGGTGAGATACCTCAGTGGGATGTGTCACAAGTCAGACCTGCAGGTGCTAGACTAAAAACATTTGGTGGTAGAGCCAGTGGTCCTGCACCTCTGGTTGACCTGTTCAACTTTACTATCAAAATATTCAAGGATGCACAAGGACGTAAGCTATCGTCTATTGAGTGTCACGATCTTATGTGTAAGGTTGGTGAGGTTGTAGTAGTTGGTGGTGTTAGACGTAGTGCTATGATCTCTCTGTCTAACCTTAGTGATGACCGTATGCGTCACGCTAAGTCAGGAGACTGGTGGACTAACGATCCTCAACGTGCATTATCTAATAACTCTGTAGCCTACACAGAGAAGCCTGATAGCCTGTCGTTCATGCGTGAGTGGATGGCTCTAGTAGAATCAGGTAGTGGAGAGAGAGGAGTATTTAATCGTGAAGCGTCAAAGAACCAAGCGTCTAAATATGGTAGGCGTGATCCTGATTGGCAGTTTGGTACTAACCCTTGTAGTGAGATCATACTTAGACCTTACCAGTTCTGTAATCTAACAGAAGTTGTGGTACGTTCATCAGATAACTACGATGACTTAGCACGTAAGGTTAAGATAGCTACTACACTAGGAACTGTACAGTCAACCTATACTAAGTTCCCATACCTTCGTAAGATATGGAAAGACAACACAGAAGAAGAACGTCTACTTGGTGTATCTTTGACAGGCATTATGGATAACCCTTTATTGACAAGGAAGAATAGTGGAATATCAAAAACTCTTAACAGCCTTAGAGAAGTTGCAGTGGAAACCAATCTTACTCTGGCTAATAATCTTAACATTAATCCTTCTACTGCCATTACGTGCGTTAAACCCAGTGGAACAGTCAGCCAACTTGTTGACAGTGCATCAGGTATACACGCAAGACACAGTAGACATTACATAAGAACTGTAAGAGGTGACAATAAAGACCCACTCACACAGTTTATGAAGGATCAAGGTATACCTAGTGAACCTTGTGTAATGAAACCTGACCAGACTACAGTGTTTAGTTTTCCTATCAAGTCACCACCCAACGCTATAGTTACTAACCAACTATCAGCTATAGATCAACTAGAGATGTGGCTTACCTACCAGAGACATTGGTGTGAGCACAAGCCTAGTGTGACTATCAACGTCAAGAAGGATGAGTGGTTTGAGGTTGGTGCTTTTGTTTACAAACATTTTGATGAAATGTCAGGTGTATCTTTCTTACCTTACAATGAACACACCTACCAACAAGCACCTTATCAGGACATAACAAAGCATGAGTACAAACAACTTTCTTCTTTCATGCCTAAAAAAATTGACTGGACCCTCTTGACAGATTACGAAAAAGAGGATATGACTAGCTCAAGCCAGACGTTTGCTTGTAGTGGTGATGTCTGTGAAGTAGTAGATATAGGAGCATAGTATGGATGTATACGTAAGACCCTTCAGGAAAGAAGTCTACAACCAAGTAGATGAACCTTCCAAGAAGGCTTTGATTAAATACTTAGAGAGCCAAGGACATACAATAGTTAGTTCTGCTGAAGACTACTATGCTGACGTTGTGTCACAGAAGAATGGTGTTACATACTTCAATGAAGCTGAACGTAAAGCTCAGTGGAAGAGTGATTGGCCTACGTACTGGACTGAGGTAAGAGTACCTGCTAGGAAACGTAGACTTGTTGAGAAGTACAAGGATACTTTGGAAAGTCTATACTTCTATGTATTCAACAAGACCTACGACAAAGCTTGGAAGATCAAGGGTACTCAAATGGTTGATGATATTATCAAGGAAGCTTCTGGTCCTAGGTACAGGATACCTAAACATGAGACCTTCTATCATATACCTTTTGTTGAAGCAGAGTTAGTAGAAATAAAATGACGAGTGGAGTAACTATGGCAGGTAGTGGTATTTTATGGGTTGACAACCTATTCAATTCTTGTGTATTGTTCTTGGTACAGATAGCTTCATTGCTTGAAGTAACCTATGAAGAACTTAACGTATACTTATTCTGTATCGCATGGCCTATTATCACAGTGTACATGATGTTTAGAATATTGTATTTGAGATGGAAGATAAGATGGCTGAGGACATAATAAATAAACCACCACACTACGGTGATGGCGAGATAGAATGTATAGACTATATGAAAGACAACATGGATACTATGATGTTCATGGGTTACCTTGAGGGTAACTGTAAGAAGTACCTGCACAGATACAGGTACAAAGGCAAACCTGTAGAGGACTTGAAGAAAGCTAGGTGGTACTTAGATAGGTTGATACAGGAGATGGAAGGAAAGTAAATGTTTAGTGCTATAATACTAGCCTGTAACCTAGAAGGAACACATTGTCAAACCTTTGGTACACCTAGAGTTATGCATTCTGAAATAGAATGTTATAGTTCTTTAGCCAATGGTTTAATTCAAGTAGAGAATCAAGGCTGGGTAATTAAAAACTTTCATTGTTACGAATGGAAAGAAAGAGAAAGTGCATAAAAAAGGGGAGCTACTTAGGCTCCCTTCTTCTTTTAAATAATTAAATTTATTAAAACCACTATCTGTGCTGCAAACATTAACAAGAGAGCTAGTGGTACTATATTATCTAGTTTCATTTCTTTTTTCTTTTCTTTCCTGATGCTGTTGTGGACCAAGATACTCTCTTCGGTCCTGTTTTTTTGGCAGCTTCCTTCTTGGAGATTCTTCCTGCCACCGA